TCACTTCGCTCAGATGCTGCTTGAGCAGCAAAGCGATAATGCAAAGCTACTGGCAAATTGCCTGCCTGCTCGGGACCTGCAAGAGCTGCTCAAAGGTCTGGGCATTGACAAGCGTGGTGAGCAAAGCCAGCCGCCAAACGGAACAACCGGAAGAGGAGAGATTCAAATGACTGACGAACCTAAAAAGGAAGAGCCGAAGACGGAGCCGACACCACCGCCGCAGGAGAAACCGAAAGAACAGACGGTTCCTGGAGGTCCGGCGACGATAGTGGTGCCACCAAGTCAACGATAGGAGATCGCCATGTCAGGCTCTGGCCTCGTGCAGTTTGTGGTGAATATCATCGCCATCCTGGCTGCTGGCGGAATTTTCTTTGTCTCGATTGATAAGGTGGCACCAGACCCTTTCTTCTCCAAGATTGCCAAGATCGCGATTGGCGCGCTCCTACTCATCGCGTTGGTCGTCACTGTCGCTGCAGTGTTCGGCCTGGCTGGTGGAGTGACAGTATCGCCCCTTGGCATCGTGTGGTTCGCTGTCGCCGTGATCATCGCAGTGGTGATCTTGTACATCATCAATTTGGTGATCGATTGGATTGGCGGGCAAATGGGCAGTGGTCCATGGGTCAGCCCTGTTAAGTATGTGCTTGGAGCGATCGTGCTGATTGGTCTATTGATCGCTGCAGCAAATCTGTTGTTCGGCGTTCATGTGGTGGGAGCAATTCGATGAGTATGCCAGCGACACAAGAAGACGAAAATTGCGGTAGCTGCAAATTTTTTGATGCTGAGTTTGCTAACTGCCTGCGCTATCCACCGATACCTGTAATTACGCGCGTATTAACCCAGTCGAGCAGTGCAGCAAAATATGAGCCGGTGGTGAAGACGTTCTGGCCTGAAGTGACGACTGATGATTGGTGTGGCGAATATATAGCGGCAAAATAGGAGGACACTATGCCGAGCGTGGTTGCGGTTTCTTCTGGTCATGGCAAATATGTGAAGGGCGCTGTTCCGCCTTACATGGATGAGGTGACGGAGGCGCGTCGTGTCGTGGCTCAGCTAGCGACCGAGCTTAAAGCAGTTGGCGCTACGGTGCGTGGACCATTCAACGACGACGTGAGCAAGACGCAGCAAGAGAATCTCAATCGCATTGTCACCTGGCACAATTCGCAGAATCGCGAGCTAGATGTATCGGTCCATTTCAATTGCAACGCCCAGACATCATCGCCGATGGGGACAGAGTGTTTGTACAAAACGCAGGATGATCTAGCGGCGGATGTCTCCAAGGCAGTCAGCGATGCAAGCAAGCTCAAAAATCGTGGGGCAAAATATCGAGGTGATCTTGCCTTCCTGAATGGAACGGCCAAACCCGCCATCCTGATCGAGGTTTGTTTCGTTGACAGCTCGGCCGATCGCGATCTTTACAATGCGAATTTCCAGCCGCTCTGCGCAGCAATTGCACAAGCCATCACAGGCAAGGTTGCACCTCCGGGGCCAACACCACCTCCGGGGCCAGAGGTTGCACGTCCTGATGTCAAGCAGGGCGACACAGGCCCATACGTTGTGAGCGTGCAGGAGACGCTTGGGCTCCCACCCGATGGCGATTTCGGTTCAATCACTGATGCTGGCGTGAAAGGTTTTCAGCGTGCGTGGGCTGTGCCTGGCGGAGCTGATGGCTGGGTCGGTGACAATACCTGGAAGGCGCTCGATGACCTCGATGAGCGGAATGCGAACGGTGACAACGGTATCTCGCGCGCACTCGAAACCCAGATCGAGCAGATCGTAAGAGGCTCTTCGTCCGTGCTCAATTACGTCTGGAAAAATCGCGGTAAGGCGAATGAGGGCTACATTGCCGGAATGGCGAAGACGTTTGCGCTTGCGCTCATGCGACTCAACAATGATGACGAGGCTGCTGGCATCATGGCGCATGCCGATAATAACAATCCCGACAAGGATGCGCTGAGCTGGTACGCGAGTGAGTTCCGCGCCAAGAACATGGACAATTCGAAGAGCGGCGCAAATACGTTGCGGCATCTCTTCGTGATGATGACTGGCTTGGGCATGTGTGAATCCAGCGGCAACCACTGGGAAGGCCGTGACATGTCGGCCTCAAACACAACTAGTGATACTTGTGAGGCAGGGCTCTTCCAAGCGTCTTGGAATTTGTCGAGCTGTTCGAGTGAGATCACAAATCTGTTCAATGAATTCAAGGGCGATCCGAATGGGTTCAGGCCGACGTTCACCAAGGGCCTGTATCCGAACACTGGCAACCTCGATAACTACGGATCAGGCAATGGCTGCTACTACCAATGGCTAGCTAAATATTGTCCGGCCTTCTCAGCTCTGATGACTGGCGTGGGAATGCGCAAGCTGCGTCAGCACTGGGGACCGATCAACCGCAGAGAAGTCGAAATTGTTTCGTCCGTGGATGCCATGCTTAAGGATGTCGAAGACGCCACGATGCAGGCGACACCAGGAGAAGTGTGATGACAGGGATCATGGAAATTAAGCGCTGCGGTCAATGCCATTTCGGCAAGTTCATGGGACAGGATTTGACTAAGCGCATCTGTTGGGGCGCACCACCGAGCGCAATCCAGGTTCCGGCACGAAACGGTCAGCTCACATTGCAAATGGCTAGACCGGTTGTCGATGTCAGCGATGAAGCGTGTGCGCTCTACCGGGATAGAAATGAAATCCTGGTAGCAAGTGAAGAGCGAGAACGCTTGGGCTCCAGCACAAATTAGGATCGCTGCAATGGGCTTCGTCACATATGTCAAGGATTCGCTGCAAAACTTTGTGACGGGGCTTGGTAGGCCGGGCGTCGATCCATCGAAGGCCATCAACTATGTTCTCGATCTTCTCGCCCGCGATGTCTTGGAGAACATGTATCGGGGCGATTGGCTTGCCCGCAAAATTGTTGATCAACCTGCCGAGGACATGACACGCGAGTGGCGCTCGTGGCAAGCAAATCAGCAGCAGATTGAAGCGCTAGAGCAAGTCGAGAAGGCAATCGATCTTCAGCGCAAGGTCAAGCAATGGATCATCAAGGCCAGGCTCTACGGCGGCAGCGCATTGATCATCGGCGTAGATGACGGCAACCCACCATTTCAGCCGCTCGATTTGGAGAAATGCAAAAAGGGTTGCCTCAAATATGTCGTGGTCCTGCACCGCTGGGAGTTGAATGCTGGCCCGCGCATCTACAACGTGATGGACCCGTATTACATGCGCGCAGCCTATTACACCGTCGCCACGCCGATGTTTGGTTTCTCCGGTGAGCCCGGCACCACGATGCCTGTGCGCGCTGGTGAGACTGAGCAAGTGCCGGGAGCACTCGCCAAGGTCACGAACAAAGTCATTCCATTCGGCAGGAAGAATTATCCGATCACCACACCGACGAATATCGGGCTTGAACAGATACATCCGAGCAGGGTGCTGGAGCTGCCGGGCAATGAACTGCCTGACTGGCGACTTGCACCGTTAGGAGGCGGTTGGGGCGACAGTACCCTGCAGACCGTCGTGGATACGATCAACAGCTTCATCACGACCTACCAATCGATCTCTGCAATGGTGGCCGATGGCAAGCTCGATGTCGTGAAAATCCCCGACATGACGAACAACCTGACCGATCTCAAATACAAGAACCGATTGATCGAGCGCTTTGCCCTATCGGCACAAACCAAGAGTGTAATCAGCGCTTTGCTGCTGGATAAGGAAGAGGACTGGGACCGCGTCAGCACAACCTACAGCGGCCTCGATATGATCCTGCATGAGTTCCTGACATTGGTCAGCGGCGCTGCAGGAATTCCGGTCAGCATCTTATTCGGCCAAGCATATGGCCGTGGCTTGAAAGGCGGCAGCACAGGCGGCGGTGCCGATGATGTGCGCAGCTACTATGATTCATGCACGACGAAGCAGAAGAACGACATCGCGCCGCGTTTAGGGATGCTTGATCAAGTCCTGATGCGAACAGCGCTGGGCAAAGTCGATCCGAATATCCATTACGAATGGAATCCGCTCTGGCAACTCAGCGATGATGACAAGACCAAGATCGCCCTAGCAAAAGCGCAGACGACACAAGTCTACACGACCATCGGTATCATCAATGAAGACGCGCTACGTGAGGGTGTGGTCAATCAACTGATCGAGGATGGCACCTATCCAGGGCTCGATGATGCAATCGAGGAATATGGTGCGGAGCCGGAAGAGCCGGACGATACCGGCGGTTTT